CTGGGCAGCAAATCTGCCAGTGTGTCCGGAATGTCGAGAGACTGCACGGATCCCATGCTCTTCACCAGATAATCTCGCTGACGGCTGGCTGCCGCCGCTGAGACCACAGTGAATCATGTGCACGAGATGAACAGTCCCTGTTATTGGTCAGGGCTACCCCACAACCAAAGGATCAACACTATCATGCCAAAGAAATTTATGGCAAAAAAGAACCTGCCAAAGAAGCGCAAGTTCAACCCGGCGCCCGCAGCTCGCGGCGCCGTGTCTCGTACGCGCGAGCCGAAAATCTTCCAACGCGGTAAGCATACCGTCGTTGTTCACGAAGAGTACCTTGGCGACGTCCTGACGGACTCGCTCAACCAGTTTGCATACGATCTCTACATCGGCAATCCAGGCGACCCCGTCACGTTTCCGTGGCTGGCTGCCATTGCGCGACGTTTCGAATCGTATCGTTTTGTTCGCCACGTGATGCGCTACGTCGGATATGCAGGAACTGGCACGTCCGGCGAAGCCGTTCTCGCGATCGATTATGACGCCAAAGACCCAACGAATGATGAAACAAAGACGACTCTGCTCAGCACTGGCAACAGTGTTAGCGGGTCGCTCTGGGACACATTCGAACACGTCTCGTCGAAAACCGATCTGCAGCGTCTCGGGCCGTATCGCTTCGTCTTTGACGGAGCGCTCACGCCTATGGTCGACCGTACGGATTCGTACGGTAACATCTACGTGGCTACGACGCCTAGCAGTGCTCCCTCTGGCACCGCTGTGGGTGAGATTTGGATCTCATACGAAGTCGAGTTTCTGACGCCTGTCATGACTGGACTTTCGTCGTCGTTCACGCCGTCGTCAATCGGCCAGACCCTGTCACCCATCACCTCTTCCGCTGATGGTCTGATAGGCTTTGCTGCTCGTGTGACGGCGTTGACTGGTAACCCCCAAGCGTACATCGGTCCGCAGACGCTCGGTGTCCTCGCTGGTCCTCCCGCGATGAACCCGTCTCAGTGGCTTCTCGAAGATGGCACAGTCCTCGGCGCGGGCCGGATTGTGCTGCAGTTCGCAAAAGACTTCGTC